GATGCGAGACAAGGCGTGGTCTATCTTGCAATCCATGCCACATAATGCAGAGGATGTGGCTTTTATCCTCAATGGCCCAAAGATTACAGACTTCTACCTATGTATCATGGGGCATGACGTTTGTGTAATTGATGGCCACGCATGGGGCATTGCCTTCAAGGACAGACGTAACATGCAAGATGTGCCAAGTATCGGCAAGCGGATGCGCAAGGAATTGCAGCAAGCCTATAGCCGGGCAGGTAAAAAGCATGGCTTGACAGCGTACCAGATGCAAGCCGCAACATGGGTGACATGGAAGCGTATCCATAATGTCTGACCTGCCGCCTCACATAGAGGCAGAAATTTCTAGGATAGGGGTTGTCAAACCTATCAAGGTATGCAATCCTAAGCCCACACCATCAAGTCCATCATGGGATGGCAAAGGGCAATGTCCCTTCTAAACCTAAGTCCTACGCAGTGTAGGCAATGTAGCAACAAGGAACTAAAGCTATGACAACTATCAATGTAACAACCCGCCCAATCATGAAGACAATCAACCAAGCATTCTACGACAAGTACACTGGTCACTTCACAAAGGCAAAGATTCATACTTACAACTACAGCATGATTGATGATCTCTTGATTGAGAAAGATGCAGAGATGACAAGCCAAGCCATTGCTGACCAACTGAATGAATCAGCGGAGAGGGTAGAGTACCGCCGACAAGTCCTGTTGCGTGAGAAAATGATCCAACCTAAGCGTATCGGTAAGCGCCTGCGTAAGATCATGCAGCTGCAACAAGCCAAGGCTGACATCGAGAATCAAATCAAAGCACTGGAAGGGTAAGACAATGAGTGTATGCGGAGAGATTGAGACAGCAGAGAGCCTCATAAAAAGTCTCACCAATCAATATGATTATCTGATCGAGCAGCATGGGCGGGGTGTCCGTCCATCGTGGGTATCTGAGGAACTAAGTCACTTAGGTATGCGGATACAAGATGCCAATGCCAGACTAGCACTGTTGCTAAATGGCAACAAGGTAGAGTATTGATGTGAAAGGGGGTAGACGTATCGGAATTGTTTGGTATAATAAGTATTACGGATGCCCCCTGATACAGAGGCAATGCAAGGAGAGCAAGACATGATCTTTCTTTTAATATGGTTCCAAGTAGTAGAGGAACAGGGAGTAAGGTATCATCACCTGTCTACCCATAACAATCTTACCCTCTGTAAGTCAGAGTTACAGATAGCAGCTGTCTTGGTAAACGATAGGACAGAGACAATAGAGTGTATAGGAGTGAAGCTGGATGATTGAAGTAACTTACATTGACCACATGGGCAGTGACCTGACGGTAGCCAACGCAGCAAGGGTATCGTTTGGTAAGACAAGCGAGATGGAAGATGATCCTTGGGGTCCACCCAAGCTGAAGGCTAAAGATGATAAGCTGATCCGGTATCTCGCAAGAGAGAAACATATCAGTCCATTCGGTCACTGCTTTGCCAGCTTCCACGTGAAGGCTCCCATCTTTGTAGCACGACAGCTGGTCAAGCATAAGTTCCTGCGTTGGAACGAGATCAGCCGCAGATATGTCGATGATGAACCAGAGTTCTATGTGCCTGACGTATGGCGAGGTAGGGCAGAGAATGTCAAGCAAGGTAGTACAGGAGAAGTTAAGGTGCCGTACTTAGTGCCGCATGAGTTCAACAAGTCTGCCCTTTACGAATACGAAACCCTATTAGAATCAGGTGTAGCACCAGAGCAAGCCCGTATGGTACTACCACAGTCTACCATGACTGAGTGGTACTGGTCAGGTAGCCTTGACGCCTTTGCTGATATGTGTAACCTGCGCTGCAAGTCTGACACTCAGGCAGAGACACGGGAGGTAGCAAAGCAGATTGATCGTAAGATGATTGAGCTATTCCCTGTGTCGTGGGATGCACTGACGGAGAGTGATGATGAGTGAGTATGTAAATGAACCCGTCAAGATAACTGACATAACAGAGCATGAGGATGGCAGTGCTACACTACAAGTAGAGTGTGACCCAAAGACATTCGCTGCTATCTTTAACGTAGGCTTTGTGTCGCTGATTAAGACTGGCCTGTACTGGGAGACAGACAATGATAAGACCCATGACTGATGAAGAACGTAAGGCATCCTTAGAACGTGATGAAAGGAACAAGTGGCGTAAGTGTGTCAGTTGTGGTAATGCAAGTAGAGACACATGGTGTGGTTTCTGTCTGGAGGAAGAATGATTAGCAGTGAGTGGAAGAGACTATTGAAAGAACATGAAAACTTTAAGGAGAATGTAATGGCAGAGCACACATCAGAGGACATCGTGCAGGAGCCTGAGCACTATGCACGTTGGAAGATTGAACCTATCACATACATCATGCTGAATGGCTTTGAGTTCTGGCGTGGCAACATCATCAAGTATGCTAGTCGTGCAGGGTTTAAGATATACTCAGGCAAGACAAAGGATGCCAGTGAGATACTTGATCTACAGAAAGTTATTCGTTATGCTGAGATGCGTATCAATCAACTGGAAGGAAAGGAGAAACTGTAGTGTTTACCATAGAGTTCGAGTTCGATTACGTTAAGGTTGTCTCGATGGATGAGACAGGAGAGCATGACGATCTGCACCTGTACATCACAGATGATGGCACAGTTTTTCTGACACAGACAGAGGTAGAAGCTGACACAGACGATGTGATCTGTGTAAAGTATCAACAGTTGCTTGACATCCTAGCATCTTTACATCAGACTGAGGGTGCATATCAGAATAGAAAGAGGAGTATGAATTGACAATAGACTTTCTTTACGGGGCTGTGACAATGTACCTTCTAGGTGTGCTGTTTTTCTATGAGGCCTTCACACCTAACGATGGCGAGGAGAGAGGTTACTTCTACACCTCACTTGTCTGGCCTTACATTGCAATTAAGTTAATCATCATGAGAATTATTCATGGTAAACAGGAAGAGGACTAGACATGCGTTGTTATATATGTAATGCTATGACACAAGGGACGGAGATATACTGGGAAGAGAAGACACAGGACTGGTCACCATGTCCTAAGTGTGTAGCTAAGATCAAGGAGGCAGAAGAGATTGAACTATTCGATGGAATACGAACACAAGAAACACCAGCCATGCCAAAGCTGCGGGAGTAGTGACGGTGTTTATCCTCACGAGGATGGAGCATACTGCTACGTGTGCAAGACCAAGACATTCCCTGATGATGAGGAGCAAACAATGCAACCAACACTAACAGCAGTCAAGCCACTGCAACCCATAACTGGTACGGTGACAGCCATCACCAGTCGTGGATTAACAAAGGCTGTAGCTGAGAAGTACAAGGTGCTTACATCACATGGACAAGTCAATCTTGTTTACACCTTAGATGGTAAGCCAACAGGCTACAAACAGAGAGGACTAGAGGACAAGACATTCAAGTTCAACGGTAACGCACAGGCTGACCTGTTTGGTCAATCAGCATTCTCTAAGGGTGGCAAGTCAGTCACCATCACAGAGGGTGAGTTCGATGCAATGGCTGCGTATCAGATGCTGTTTATGTCTGAGCCATGTGTGTCAGTAATCAATGGTGCATCAGGTGCAGTCAAGGATTGCAAACGTAACTACGAGTGGCTCGATAGCTTCGAGAAGATTAACATCTGCTTCGACAGTGACAAGGCAGGGCAAGATGCAGCCGTTGCAGTTGCTGAGTTGTTCGATCCTCGCAAGGTACGCCTAGTCAAGATGGTTCTCAAAGACCCTAATGACTTCATCTTACATGGTCGTGAACGTGAGTTCATTGACAGTCACAAGAAGGCTGGTCCCTTTACGCCTGACGGTATCATCTCTGGCTCAGAGCTGTACGATCTGGTAAGTACACCACCAAGCTATGACTGTGTGCCTTACCCCTTCGATGGTCTCAACGACATGACCAAGGGCTTACGCACTGGTGAGTTGATTACCTTTGTGGCTGGTACTGGTGTCGGTAAGACACAGGTAATGCGAGAGATACTGTACAGCCTCATCATGGAGGACAAGGGTAACGTAGGTACTCTATTCCTAGAGGAACCAGTACGTGACACAGGCTTAGGCATGATGTCGATACACGCAGATAAGATGCTACACCTACCAGATACAGAATACACAAAGGAAGAATTTGATAATGCGTATCAGGCCACTCTTGGAAGCAATCGTGTCTATCTGTATGACAGTTTCGGCAGCAATTCTGTTGAACGTATTGTTAGCATGGTTCGTTATCTAGCACGGTCATGTGACTGCAAGTACATCATACTTGACCACATCAGTATTGTTGTGAGTGACCACGCCAAGGATGAACGCAAGGCCTTGGATGAGATTGCCACCAAACTCAAGACGTTAACAGTAGAACTTGACATATGTTTACTTATGGTGTCTCATCTTAACAGGGACAAGAACCGTAAGCCACCAGAAGAAGGAGGTACTATCAACCTACAAGACATCCGAGGCACGGCAGGTATCGGTCAGCTGTCCAACATCATCGTTGCACTAGAGAGAAACACACAGGCAGAGGATGAGTTGGAACGTAACACCACAAAGGTACGTGTCATCAAGAACCGATTCACAGGCGAGACAGGCGTAGCTGATAGCTTGCTTTACTCACGCCACACAGGTAGACTTACAAGTTACGGAGGATAGGACATGGAGGTAGTGTTCGACATAGAGACAGATGGCTTGAACCCTACAGTCATTCATGTCATGGTAGCCAAGGAGTTAGGGGTCAAGGGTAACTACATCATACGTGGTCCCAAGGCCTTTGCTAAGTTTGCCCCAAAGGTATCCAAGTGGATAGCACACAACGGTACTGGCTTCGACTGCAAGGTAGTTGAGAACCTGTGGGGCTACAAGATTCCACTGTCTAAACAAGTAGATACACTTGTTCTGTCTCGTCTGTTTAATCCTATGCGTAAGGGTGGTCACAGTCTCAAGTCATGGGGCATACGTCTTGATGAGTACAAGGGTGAGTTCAATGACTGGTCTCAGTACTCAGAAGAGATGAAACAGTACTGCAAGCAAGATGTCAAGGTGACTGAGCTAGTGTATCAGGAGCTACTGAAGGAAGGTTCTAAGTTCAGTCAAGCAAGTATTGATCTTGAGCATCAGGTCCACGCAATCATGTGTGAGCAAGAGGCTAACGGATTTCTACTTGACACTGATCTAGCACAGGAAATCTATACTACCTGTCTTGCTGAGACTACTCGTATTGAGAGAGACATCAAAGAGTTCATGGTTCCTATTGCTGTGCCAGTCAAAGAGGTCAACCTCAAGTACAAGAAAGACGGTAGCATCTTTGCCAATCAACTCTTAGAGGGTTGCAATGTACAAGGTGACTACACCAAGATCATGTGGGAAGAGTTCAACCTAGCATCTCAACCTCAGATTAACAAGAGGCTCAATCGTCTTGGTTGGAAGCCGACAGTCAAGACTAAGGGTGGAGACAGTTATAAAATTTGCCCAGAAAATTTAGCCACTATACCTGACACTGCACCTCAGGCAGTTAAGGGTCTCAAGACATGGAAGGTGTTAGAGACACGCTGGAAGCTGGCCTCTGAGTGGTTGCAAGGTTCACAGGTAGACGGTAGGGTACACGGGCAAGTCATTACTCCCGGTGCTGTAACACATCGTGCTGCACATCGTGGCCCTAACATGGCTAACATCCCATCTGTACCTCACGGTAAGGATGGTATCCTGTGGAAGATGGATGGCATGTACGCAGCTGAGTGTCGGCAGGCT